ACGCAAGCATCTTCCGGCATGACTACAGCGACATTTACAGGCGTGAAATTTCCTAGCGGTACTGCGCCGACCATTACGGCAACTGCATCGGCTGTAGACATCATCAGTTTTGTGGCTAATGGCACTTCTTGGTTTGGCTCTGCTGCACAGGCGTTTGCATAATGTTTTCGTCTAAAAACTTCTTTATTTCCCGTAGTGGAAAAACTATTAAGAAATTCCTTTCAAGCACTACATGGACTTGCCCAACAGGTGTTACTTCTGTTGACTACTTGGTGGTAGCGGGAGGCGGTGGTGGCGCTAGTGGGGCTGGTGGTGCCGGAGGGTTTCGCACTGGTACGGGATTATCGGTAACGCCTGGAACAACTTACACCATCACAGTCGGCGCTGGTGGTGCGGGTGGTAGTGGGGGAAGCGGTACAATTTCTGTAAACGGCGCTGATTCTATTTTTAGCACCATCACATCAACTGGTGGCGGTCGAGGTGGAAGGGTTGGGGCTACAGACGCTGGTGGAAGCTCGGGAGGTTCAGGAGGCGGTGGAGGCGCTCACAACCTTGGGCTAACTACAGGCGGCGCAGGTAACACTCCAAGTACAAGTCCATCTCAAGGAAATAACGGTGGTAGTAACGGCGCTCAAGTAGCTGCGCCTTACCCTACAGGCGGTGGTGGCGGGGCAAGTGCAGTAGGACAAAATGCTCCAAGTGCGTCAGTATCTGGTAATGGCGGCGCAGGAACTGCATCTTCACTAAGCGGAGCAAGCGTTACATATGCTGGTGGCGGTGGTGGCGGTGTTTACGCAACTCCTAGTACCGTAGGAACTGGCGGCGCTGGTGGTGGAGGTGCGGGTAGCAACTCTGGAAATGGAACAGATGGAACAGCTAATACTGGTGGCGGCGGTGGCGGCGCATATTCAGCAGGGACTGGTGGTACGGGCGGTTCTGGTATTGTTATCTTAAGGTATTAATATGAAGCAATATCAACTTTACGGCATAGACACGGCAATGCAGTTGCTGCGGCCTGATGCCAAATGGGAAATTAGCAACCGCACTATTACGCTTTGGGAAGACGACCGACCATGCCCAACGTGGGATGAAATTGACGCAACAATGGCAAAAATCAAAGCGTTTGAAGACTCCATCCCAACTATTTGGACAGTTAAGATTTTGGAAGAATTGGAGATGTGATGGCGCATTTTGCAAAGATTGAAAACAGCATCGTCACGCAAGTGATTGTTGCTGAACAAGATTTCATTGACACTGGCGCGGTTGGTGATGGTTGGCTTCAAACAAGCTACAACACTTATGGCGGTCAACACCCAGAAGGTCGCCCATTGCGTAAAAATTACGCAGGCATCGGGTACACCTACGATGCCCAACGTGATGCGTTTATCCCTCCTCAACCATATTCAAGTTGGACATTGGTAGAAGACACTTGCCAATGGTTCCCACCAGTCGCAATGCCCACAGATAGCAAGATGTACTCATGGGACGAGGCAACCCTTGCATGGGTTGAGGTGACGTAATGGAATTCCAACCAATGTTCAACTTTATCGGTGGCGCAATCCTTGTCGCCGTTGGGTGGTGGTGCAAGGAGATATGGGACTCTGTCAAGGCATTGAAAGCAGATATCAAGGCGATTGAGATTGACCTGCCAAAGCACTACGTAAGCAAGGCAGACATCGAGAGCCGTCTGGACAAGATTGATGCAACCTTGGAGCGAATCTTTGACAAGCTGGAAAACAAGGCCGACAAGTGATTTCTCTGCTTACCTCGGCTGAAAGCCCGTGGCCTGGCACTGAGACAAAGATAGTTTTAGTTTGTCGTATCCCTAAGAAAGATGAGGACAAGATGCTTAGAGCAAATGAATTCCTTGACAAAGATGGACGCATCTGCCGCTGGGCGGTAGTGAATAAGAAGTAATGGACCCGTTCACCGCATTCGCTATGGCACAAGCTGCTGTTGCTGGCATAAAAAAGCCATTGCTCTTGGTAAAGATATCCACGGCCTATACAAAGAATTCAGCGGTTTTTATCAAGCAGCGGATACAGTTCACCTAGCAAGCAGCAAGGCCAGGATTGCGAGCATAGGAAAGACGGATGCACAGATCAGTTCTCAGGCTCTCCAGATTGCGTTGGCATCCAAGGCGTTGCGAGAACATGAGAAGGAACTGAAGGACATACTCTTTTATTCGGGTAATGCTCCAGTTTGGGAAGAAATGATGGCAGAGCGCACCAGGATGATTAAGGAGCGCAACACGATGGAAAGAGAAGAGTCAGAAAGAAAGCAGAAGGACAAAGAGATGAAGGTTGCGATCATTATGAACACACTCTGGATCTCCGGTGCATCCGCTATCGTTGTCCCACTGGTCAGCATCACGTTTCACGTTATCACTAACAGAGGTTTCTAATGGAATGGCTTAAAACTCTTGCTCCCACCATTGCAACATGCTTAGGTGGACCATTGGCAGGCATGGCAGTCTCTGCTGTAGCTAAAGCCATTGGATGCGAACCTGATGAAGTGCAGAGCATCATCAGCAGTGGAAAACTAACTTCTGAACAAGTAGCATCTATTCAACTCGCAGAACTTGAACTGAAGAAGCAGGCGCAATCCATGAACTTGGATTTTGCCAAACTGGTGGCAGAAGATAAAAAATCTGCACGCGATATGCAGATTGCCACCAAGTCCTGGATCCCTCCACTAATGGCACTTGGTGTTACCTGTGGATTCTTTGGAATCTTGTTTGGTTTGATGTACGGTCAGATACAACACGCGCCCCAGATCGACATTATGTTAGGTTCGCTTGGAACGGCCTGGACTGGAATTATCAGCTTTTACTTTGGCTCCAGCGCCGGTAGTCAGGCTAAGACTGAATTACTGGCTAAATCGGAGCTATCACAATGATTAACTCTCGCAGCCTTGATGATTTAGCGCCACCCGTTAAACAACGGGCACAGGCGTTTGTAGAATCCTCCAAGGACAAGGGGATTGACTTGCTGGTGACATCCACCTATCGGGACCATGAGAGCCAGGCTGCATTGTTTGCGCAAGGCCGCACAACACCTGGTAAGGTGGTAACTAACGCTAAACCTGGTCAGTCATGGCATAACCATCGGTGCGCCTTGGATGTAGTTCCACTGGTAAATGGAAAGGCGATATGGGATGACAACGCTTTGTGGATGCAGATCGGAAAGATTGGCGAGTCCTGCGGATTAGAGTGGGCTGGGAACTGGAAGACTTTCAAGGAATTCCCGCATTTCCAATACACTGGTGGAATGACCCTTGCCCAACTTCAGCAAGGTGCGAAAATAACCTAACATATGAGCGACTACAGCGGCCAGATCACAACGCCAGCGCAGCCGAATATCGGCAACCCTGGCGAGGTGTATGACCGCCTGTACTTCAGCCAGACATTTAGCAACATCGGGAACTACGCCAACCGCATCACAAACGCCTTGGCAGCGTTATTCGGACCGCGTGGAGGCAAGTACATCAACGCGCCATATGGAGCGTTCCAGGACTCCACAGACCAGGTAGCGGCTAACACTACAACGGCCTATGCCGTCACGTTTAACACAACCGACTTCAACAACGGCGTCACTCTCTCAAACTCATCCAGGCTGAATGTATCGCAGTCGGGTATATACAACGTCCAGTTTTCTATCCAGTTTACGAACACGACAAACGCATCTCAAGACGTTGACGTTTGGTTCAGAAAGAATGGAACAAACATTGACAAGTCGAACTCAAGGTTTGGGTTTGCACCCAGAAAAGGCGCTGGCGATCCGTTCCACACAATTGCAGCAATAAACTATTTTGTAAGCCTTAACGCAAACGATTATGTGGAGATCATGTGGCGGCCTACTGATGTCGGAGTGTCGATTGAGCAGTATCCGGCAGGCACTTCTCCAACCAGGCCAGCAGTACCGTCTGCCATCGTTACACTGTCGTTTGTCTCCAACCTTTCGGTTTAATCATGGCACTCATTCCCTTAAAAATCCCACCAGGCGTTTACCGCAATGGCACAGAGTACCAGGCAATGGGCCGCTGGTACGACTCCAACCTGGTGCGCTGGTTTGAGAATACCCTGCGGCCTATTGGCGGGTGGCAGAAGCATTCCAGTTCACAGATGACGGGTATGTGCCGAGGTCTTATAACTTGGCGTGATAACGGTGGAGATCGCTGGATCGTGGCCGGTACGCACACAAAGCTGTACGTCATGTCTGCCGCAGGAGTCTTGAAGGACATAACTCCTACAGGATTCACCACGGGCGAAGCCAGTTCAGTCATTAAAACGGGATATGGAAACGCTGCTTATGGTTTATACCCATATGGCATTCAACGCCCTGACACCGGAGCCGTTACACCGGCAACCACTTGGAGCCTCGATACTTGGGGAGAGTATCTAGTCGGATGCAGCAGCACAGACGGCAAGCTGTACGAGTGGCAGTTGGGTTTTGCTACCCCTACAAAGGCGGCCGCCATCACCAACGCACCAACAAGTTGCGCAGCGCTGATGGTCACCAGCGAGCGCATCATGTTCGCCTTGGGCGCGTCGGGAAATCCGCGCCTGGTGAAGTGGTCTGACCAGGAGAACAATACAACCTGGACGGCGGCAGCCACCAACCAGGCCGGTGACTTTGAGATTGCAACAGTTGGCGCTTTGAAATGCGGCAAGCGCGTGCGTGGTGTCAACATCCTGTTTACTGATGTAGACGCGCACGTCGCCAGCTACATCGGTCTGCCCTACGTCTACAGTTTTGAAAAGGTTGGTAGCGGGTGCGGAGTCATCTCCGCGCAAGCAGTAGCAGCCATCGACACCTCAGCTATGTGGATGAGCAAGTCGGGATTCTGGTCCTATGATGGGTTCGTGAAGCCCATGCAGTGTGATGTTGGAGACTACATCTTCAATAATATAAATATGTCTCAGGCATCTAAGGTTTATGCCGTCCATAATTCGGAATTTGGCGAGGTGACCTGGTTCTACCCGTCCATATCCTCCAACGAGAATGACTCATATATCACCTATAACTATCGTGAAGGCACTTGGTATTTCGGATTGATGGCGCGTACGGCGGGAACTGATCGTGCCGTATTTGCAAACCCCATGTTTGTCAGCACCGACGGCTACATCTACGACCACGAGATCGGCTATACCTATGACTCTGTGGCTCCCTACGCGCAGTCTGGTCCGATTGAACTTGGAAACGGCGACAACGTGATGGCCGTCAGATCGGTGATTCCTGACGAGCAGACTCTGGGCGAGGTCCTGATCTCATTCACGGCCAGGATGTACCCGACATCGGCAGAGTCCAGCTACGGCCCGTTTAGCGCCAAAGCTCCAACCGATACCCGATTCTCAGGCCGGTCAGTCAAGATGAAGGTGACGGGTAACGTCCTGGAAGATTGGCGGGTTGGCGTGATGCGGCTGGAGGCCACGTCAGCAGGGAAACGGTAATGGAGGATTTCTGGCGGTTGGCACAACACATCGAAGCCGCCTTAGAATACTCAGCAGGAACCCACACTCTTCAAGATGTTGCGCAGGGTGTAGAGGAGAACAGATTCCAGCTATGGCCTGGAATCAATAGCGCAGTCATCACAGAGATCATTGTCTATCCGCGACTCAAGAATCTGCATTATTTTCTTGCTGGCGGCGACCTAGATGAACTCAAGCGGATGCGACCACACATCGAGGCTTGGGGTAAGCAGATTGGTTGCACGCGAGTTACCTTGGCTGGCCGTAAGGGTTGGGCAAGGACATTTTTAGCAGATGAGGGATATGAGCCTAAGTGGCATATTCTGAGCAAGGAGTTGTAGATGGCGACAAGAAACCGTTACGCTGAACTGATGGCGCAGTACCAGCAGGCGCAGCCGTTTTCGTTCTTTGGTTACCCGTCCACCTACTCAGGTGGCTATGACGTTTCGCAGCCTCAAGCGTACGCTGCACCCATGAGCCGCTATGAAGAAATTATGGCGCAGCCTGCTATGGGTGGTGGACGCGGTGAAAGAGAGGCTCCAAGCGCATTTTCTCTTATGTCTCCAGCAGAACGTGCTGCCTACTATAAAGATCGCCCAATTGAGGGTAGTCTTGCATTAGGTGCGCAAGACTTGTTAGGCGGCTTTACTCTTATGGGACAAGCGGCTAAATATTTTGGTCCAGATGGATGGTACGACTCAAGGCTAGAAAAAATGGGTGTTAATCCAACCATTAGCTTGGAGAACCAAAATACGCTTGCTGGTGAGGCAATGCAAAGGGCATTAGATTCACAAGCTCAATCTCAGGCTTTGCAAGGTGCTATAGCAGCAGCA